AATTAATTAATTAATTAATTAATTAATTTATTGTTATTGTTGTGTAAAAAATAGAATATTTATTTGTAATTGTTTTTTATACTATGAGTAAAGACATTATTTTTTATAGCGACTATTGCGATTATAGCAAACAAACCATCGAATTAATTAATAAATATAAACTAAGCGATTCTTTAATTATGGTGTGTATTGACGACGCAAATATAAAAATACCCCCATTTTTAGAAGTGGTTCCAACGATATATTTACAACAAAGCAAGAGTATCATTATTGATGATAGTATCACCGAATATATAGAAAAACGAAAACCACAAGAGTCGTCTACTAATATAGGTGATTGGGATAGTTCATTTGGAAGTAATGGTATGAATAATTTCGCCTCATTAGATGAAGGCGCTGATAATAGTTTTTTGGGTTCTAGTGGATGTGCCTCTATAAATTACGATTTTTCAGTGAAACAAATGGATGAAGGCGATTTTAAAAAACGCACTATGGAAGATTTAGAAAAGGAAAGACGAATTGAATCCAATCAAACATAATGCAATTAATTAATCTATAAAATTAAAGTTAGTTAAAAACATAAAATTAAAATATTAAATAAAAATTATAACTATGTCTATTTATAAAGCCTTTAATAAAATTTTCATATCACTAATAGATGATTGTATTTTAGTATTTCCGGAAGACCCAAATTTTAAAAATTACCGTAAAGGTGCTAAAATTCTGGACCAATTTAATACATTAAAACCTGCTCAAGTATATAAAAAATATAGCAGTATGTATCGTCAATATATAGATACAAGAAATGAAGATTTCTTTTTAAATAATGATTATAGTAAATTAAATGAAGTCGCCGATGACGATGAAGTCACTAATTTTATTAACAATATAAAATTACATTGGAATGATTTATCCACAGAAAATAAAGACAAAATATGGAAATATTTGAATACATTATGTCTTTTAACTGATAAATTGAACGTTTAACAAAATTAATTAGTTGCGGAATATATATTATTTTTTTTTACTTTATATTTCTATATGGACGAACTTACACATATAGAGAAATTCAATAATAACTTGAGGTTATTTGTTTTAAATATTATTTCCACCTTTCCTGAATTTTCAGATATTTTAAATGAATATTACAAAGAGCTCTTAGAAACCGACCAGTGTAGTGATAGCAAATATGTTAAGCGATACATGCTTAAAATGTCGCAATTCAAAAAACAAATATCTTCCAAGGACGATTCGATGTTCAAGGAATCGGTATTTGTTTTAAAAAATGTAGATTTTCAAATAATCTGGGAAAGTGAAGAGCTGAGTTCTTCCAATAAAGATAAAATATGGCGGTATATCCAAACCCTATTTGTATTGGGTGATATTATTATTAGTTCAGACGACAAGGTCAAGGAAATGTTAGACACCTTTAATAATAAGGAAGTGTTGGAAGATATTGATGGAACTATGAAAACGATGATGGAAAATCTTTCACAGCATTCAGAAGAAGCCAGTGGTTTTTTTGAAACGGACGAAATAAAAAACAGCACCCTTGGTAAATTTGCGAGTGAAATGGCTGCCGACTTTGATCCCAAAGAAATGTTTGGAAATATGGATATTAACGACACCACAAATCCAATGGATTTAATTAAAAACTTAATGGGTGGTGATGGTCTTGGAAATTTGATGGGAATGTTCAATAAAGTTGGCGAGCAAATAAAATCTAAAATGGAAAATAACGAATTAAATCAAGAAGACTTGTTAAGAGATGCCCAGAATATGATGGGTAAACTTAATAATTTTATGCCTCCAACAAATCCAACCCAAGAAAGACTTAAAAAAAAGTTAGAACAGCGCAAAAAAGAAAAAGAAAATTAAAATGTAATATATATATAAATAAATGAATCAACAGTTCTGGTATGATGACGCTTCAATATTAATAAACCAAGACTATATAGGGGCATTTATTCCAACCAATAATATGACCCAGAATGAAAAATTAAATTCAATTATGAGATTTGGATTATATTTGTCACTTATATTAATTTTAATGACGGCTAATACTAACTATATTTTTATAGTGATTGGTGCGGCGGTTTTAACCTATTTAATGTATATAAATCAAGGTCCAAATGAGCCTAAAAATATTCCAATGGATAACGATATGAAAAAATATTTAGATAGTGGGGAACAAGACCCTAAAAAAAAAGATGAATTAATACTTCCCTCCAAGGAAAATCCATTTGGAAATGTCTTGGTTACTGATTTAGGAAAGGGTAAAACGGAAGACCCACCCACAGATTTATATAACAAACAATTTGAAGAAATCATCAATAAAGACGTGTTCCATGAACAAGAACATCTGTTTAAAGATAAAATGAGTACCCACACCTTTTATAAACCACCTAATACATATGATTCGGAATCTCGCAAAAAATTTATGGATTGGTGTTATGTGCCCCCGAAATTTAAAGATAGTAAAAATGAAATGAATTAAAATAAAATAAAATAATATATTTTAATATTATAATGTCCAGTTGCAGTAACTTTGTTGACACTAAAATAAATATGGTAAACGATAAAAACGAAGCGTCTTTAAAACCACATAGACCATTTCACGTAAATGACCTTAGCAGTATTAAACAGGACCGAGACTATATTGATTTTGAAATCGCCCAATCAAAGGGTTCGGGTCAGTATGTATTAACCGATCTCAATGATAACCAGCGAAAAAATTTAATTGAAAGCGCCACTGAAAATCCGAGAATAAATTTTAAAGATGGTATGGGGTTCGATCAACGCAATATTGACGTAGATTCTAAAGTTAGTTTCAGCAAAGTTAAAAGCGAGAAAAAACACCAAAAACAACTTTTTGAAAGACCATTTAAATCTATGCCCTATTTAGGTCGTGGATATCATTCGGTTGACGACGAATCGTTTTTGAACTCTCCAGAAATTACCAGACAAAGCAAAAATTGTTCGGCGATGGCTGGGGTATTCATTGAGAACCAATATACACCCTTGATTCCAACTTTAAGCGAACACGTCCAAAATACATACCATCTTATTCCAGAAGATAATGATAAAAAATGGCTACGTGGAGGTATCCCCACCAGAGATATTGTGAAAGATATTGATTATTTTTCAAGATGCCATAATGATAGTGATGTTAAAGATGTCTTGGCGAAACGAAAATTATATTTACACAAGTAAAACTTAACGTTAAAGTTAAGGTTAAGGTTATTTCTTTTATTATTAATTTTAAATTTAACTATGATTACTAATTATTTATTTTCTTTTTTTAATTTATATGAGTTTTAATCGTTTATTATATGATTCGTGTTCATCCGTTCAACATAATAATGAAAATGTAGGCATCATTGATTATCTATTGGATTCTCACAAAATGGAAAATCCACAAAAATGTAGGCATCAGTTGGGACTTATAGGAGGCACCAATGTCAGCCATATTCAAGGTAATTTAGTTGACCTTGAGACGGATTTGTTTGGTATAACCCGCAAAAGTTCCAATTGCCCTTGTAAGAAATATCTAAATAAGTGTGCGGTTTCCGATAATTTAAATAATTGCCAACCACGACAAATAACAATTCAACCCAACTGTTCCACTGTCGGTCGCAATATTGATACCACACCACTCCACCTTCAAAATTGTCAGACCATTCGGTATAAACCGGTTCCACTACCAAATGAGGCTAAGCTTCATACTTGCGATAAAGAGTCCAGTTGTGGCTGTTCATCTGGATGTGGTTGCCAAAAGAAAAAATAAAAATAAATAAAAATATTTCCTTTATTTATAATGAGTTTAAATAGATTAAGATACGATACCAACAGTTATAAACACTCTTTGGCCGAATCAGTAGGACCGTTTGAATATCAACTTGGTACCCCATTACGATGTGATGAATGTTTTGTTGGCGATCCAAATATTAGACTCCAGCGTAGTGGCGTTTCTACTGATAAAAAGAATTTAATGGTAGATGTGGATAGTGAATTGCTTAATATCACCCGAAAATTGAGTAAGGACCCTGCTAAAAAATATATGCCCAAAGAAGATACAAATGGCAACTTGTGCACTGAAACGAAAAAATCCCATCCACAAAATTGCGATAATACAAAAACCGAATACACCTTGCTTTCAAATCCCGCCTGTAATTTAAGAGGCACCGGTTGGAATAGATGGGAATGGTTATGTCAAGACCCACAGGAAAATATAGTTTCACCTTATTATATTGGCACCGATAGCAAACAACTCGCTAAAGACCAACATCGCCCGTGTATTCCTATTCAATTCCAAGAATTAGGATTACCAGTTCCATCAAATGAAGCCGAATCCGAAGAATTAGAGGTGGTTGACGCGGTTCCAACGGGACCAATGAGCACCTCGTGGCAAAACCTTAACACCATTAAAAAGTATTAGACTATGAGACATATGTTATACTAACTTGTTTACGTTTTTCAATATTTTCTCGTAATAATAGTAAAATATTATTTAATTTTCTTTTAGTTGAATATATATAATACTTGTCACTATAATATAGAATTTCAATAAATGTTGTATAGGCGCGCAATTTGTAAATATTATTGTACTCGATACGCACATTTCTACCAATTTTAATAAAGGTATCATAAAAAATAATTTTATGAAACCCCACCATATACATTGGTTTGGGCCGAAAATAAATTCTAAATTTTTTTTTAATAAAGTATTTACATAGTGGACATTGTATTGAGGTTTTCAGCCATTTATTTATACAGCGTTTATGAAAGGTGTGATTACAATACAGGGTTTTTAGTCGGTATTTCTTTTTGTTTAGGGTGTCTAAACAAATACTACATTCCATAGCATAATATGTTATTTTTTCTTTGTTTTGAATTTAATAATAGTTTTTAATTTTGGTATTTCAAATTGTTCATTATTTTCAATAATTTGTTTAGATTTTTCATAACATAAATAATGACTTCCAACGCTATTTTCTTTTATATATTTATTAATTTTGAGATATAGGATAATTCTATAGTAATTTGGACATTTAAATTGCAAGTGTTTATCAATAATGTCTTTAGAAACGGCTGTTTTGGATTGTAAAAATAGCAATATATTAAGAGTTTCTTTAGAGACATTTATATTTTCAAAATTACGCATATTTCTACAATTATTACATTTATTTCCACAAAACCCCATTGGGCTTATATTTTTATTCATCGTTTCTCCTAAATAATTACAAATTAAGTAGTGAATACATTCAATATCATTTTTAATTAAGTTATTAAAGGCGTATATTTTTTCCATTTTATTATTTTTTAGATTTTTATAAATAACTAGATCTTGGGTATTATAAAATATAATACAATCGGATTGCTTCCCATCTCTCCCCGCTCTACCAATTTCTTGATAATAGCCTTCAATTGATGTTGGCATATTAAAATGAAACACGAATCTAACATTAGATTTATCGATACCCATTCCAAAGGCAATTGTCGCGATTATGATTTTTACTTTATCATCCAGCCAATTTTTCTGCGTTTCTTCACGTTTTTTTTTTGAAATTCCAGCATGATAAAAGTCACAATTGATTCCAAATTCAGTCAGTAATTTAGCGACTTTTTCACAATTTTTACGACTATAGCAATAAATAATTCCGGTTTGATCTTTATAGGTTGTTTCTATCATTTCAACGATTTGACTAACCGTATATTTTTCCGTCACTTTATTTTTCATTATAATATTTAGATTATTTCTATAAAAACTATTTGTAAAATATTTAGGTGAATTTAGCCTTAATATGGAGGCTATATTTGCCACTACCTTTTTCGTAGCTGTTGCGGTGAGAGCCATAATAGGAACAGTTGGGAAGTCGCTCCGAATGGCTTCTAATTTCAAATACTTGGGGCGGAAATCGTGTCCCCAAGTAGATACACAATGCGCCTCGTCAATTACAAATCTATTTATTTTATTATTCTCATACATAGACACTAATTTTTGATGGAAATCGTAATTGGATAATAACGTTTCTGGCGTGGTGTAAATAAGTTTATATTTCTCCATATTTTCAATGATATAAGCCTTTATATCAGGTTTCGTATCGCCCGATAATAAAGATACGGATATATTTCTAGCTTTAAGCGCCTCCACTTGGTCAAATATAAGGGATTTTAATGGACAAATTACAATAGACAAACCATCAAAATAAAGCGCTGGTAATTGAAAACATAGGGATTTTCCACTACTCGTTGGCGATAATACAAATATATCTTTGTCAGTATTTTTCTGTATAAATTCAACTATATTTTTTTGGAACGGTCTAAGGCTATCATATCCAAAAGTGTTCTTCAATATTACCTCCATAATAACTGAGATGAATGATTATTCAAAAGATAATTCAAAACAAATTATTCAAATTTAAAAAAAGTAGTTAATTAATTAATTAATTAAAACTAATTACTATTTATTAATAAATTAAACTATGATTTCTTCACAAGACCAACGTTTTATTTCGGAAGCCTTTAACACCGCATATCAATCACCGTGTTTACATCGCCACGGATGTGTCGCCGTTATTAATGGTACAATAGTTGGACGCGGATACAATCACTATAACGTACAATCTAACAGTCCATTTAATACGAAGGGGTTTACCTGTCATGCCGAAATGGATACCTTAAAGAATGTATGGAAGCGCTATTGCTTTAACCGCCTAAATGAAACCAAGCAGCTGAAAGTTGTTTAAGAAAATTACCTTATATGTCGTGCGACTGAGTGGGGTCAATAAACTAGGAAATTCGGCGCCGTGTGTCGACTGTTCTAAAAAAATGAAGTCGCTTCATATAAAACGTGTCGTATATTCAACGAAAACGGGGGAATTAGAGTCGGAAAAAATGACTAACTATGTCACAACTAAAATTACGAATGGACGACGACAATGAACTTTAAAAAAAAAAGTATGGCAAAATAAACATTAATAACTTATTTTTTTTTTTGATTTAAATTTAAAAATTATTTTTTTATTAATTATTTATTATAAATATCGTATATGAAAACACAATATATACTCAACAACGACCAAATAGATTTTGAAAAGGATAGTGAGTATCAAAGTTTAATAAGAATAAATACACAATTTATTCATCATAATTATAAAACCCTGTCAGTGAATCACCGAAAAGACACGGAAAGTTTTTTTATTTTAAATAAAAATAAATACAAACAAATTTTACACGGTAAATCCTATGAAAGAAATGCCAGTCCATTAAAAAAAATGATATGGAGTTTCAAAATTAATAAAGATATAAATAGAAATATGGTTATATGTATTTTTAGATTAAAAGATGACCAATTTGCCATTATTTCGTATAATGTCAATTTGATACCAACACCAATAAATATTTATATATGTTATGTTAAACATTATATAGAAGTGTTGATGTATTTATTTAAAATAGAAAGCGAAATGAAAATGGATACTAAGAATTCACAATTAATTAAATACCCCAAAAGTTTTTTTAAAAATTTTAACTATATTTACAATTATTTTAATTAGCATAGGCGACATTTCCTAAACCACTCATTATTCTCAATATATTATAACTTATCGCATAAGTTTTCATTTCTACATTCGCTCCACTATTAAGACCAACCTCATTATCTAAGGTCACCTCAATGGAGGCATTATCTATTCGCGAAAAATTACAAGACCCAGATGGCTGGTGTTCTTCGGGTTCGAACGCGAAACTATATGCATTTATTCCAGGTGCGGGACAACTGGTATGATATTGATAAGGCACTAAGACATTATAATAGAACCCATCCCTTTCAGACGTCCGGTCCGCTCCATTTAATACCAATTTAGCTAAACTAACTGGATTTTTCCCCTGATCTAACAGCCGTGTATTATTTCCATTGGCGGTCCCCCAATTACCATAATACGGTTTGGAATGAGTGTCACCGACTCCAGTAAATGTATGTGAAGGGTCTTGTATTGTTGCGGTATTTCCTATAAATCTATTAACATTCTTGCTAGAATGGGGGTCAGCACTTCCAGTCGCCACATTGTTTGGATGATATAAACTTATTCTATCATATCCTAATTTTTTTAATGTATCGAGCCCTGTATCACTTATAATTTTACTTGCTTTATCATCCATCCATTTTGAACCTGTATTAGTAAATTTTTCACTTAAATCGGGTTCAATAAAATTTGATATATATGGCAAAGAAACCCCTGCCATACCATTCCATATATTTTGAGCTTTTCTTCCACCCACCATACCAACTCCAGTATGTGGTTCAGGTGTTCCTGTAAATCCCGTGTAATCAAATTGAGTTGTATAATTGAAAGGCTGTTTTCCACATCGTGATTGGGTGAATTTATCATCTCTAAACTTGGTATGTTTAATTACCCATATTAATTCTTTAACTGGATGGGTAAAATTCATGTTGTATAATATTTTATCTTTCGTAGAACCCGAACCTTGCACTGAACCAATTTGTAATTTTTCAATTAAATATTCATGAGCACTTTGGGCGAACCGTTTTCGTTCATCGGAATCAAGATAAATATAATCGGCGTATATATAAGCGTTTTCAAATTTAGGCTTCGTAACAAAAATATCACTTCCAGTGGCCGCTCTAAATTTCGCGGAAGTTTGTGATGAACCCCAAACGAGATTATCTAATTTTTCAAATTCTATTTCAACTGTCATATCCGAATGATTTAACGCAATAATTGGTAATGATAATCCAGGGCTTTTAGTGAACCAAAACGGTAATGGAATATATAATTTAAAGTTATAATCGGCTTCTTCTCCATTAATAATATTATGCGATTCGGTTTTATTTGTGGTATGAATTTGAGTTAAATTTGGAGTATTTCCAACCATTTCAGCATAAGCTTCGGCCTTTTCACTTTTTTGCGATAATTCATTTAAAAGGTGATACCATTCCCCATCGTGTTTATCAATTTCAGAACCACCTATAGTAAATGAGGCTTTTTTAATCAATAAATGACCTAACCAATTTAACCATCTAAATGATTTAAAAGTCGTTATCGCATCGCATTCAATTCGTCCTGAATTAACTTCTACTTCTAAATACATTTTATGAAGCAAATCGGGACCCTTCAATATATTACACACCGACGTCGTGTCAAAATTAGGTGTCCCATTAAACACTAGCCTTCTAGATTCAATGGCAAAATTCGTATGTCGTCTATATACCACCTTAAAAAAGGTAATTTGAGGATTGCCTGTTAAATATAAATCTTGAGCCCCATATGCTACTAGCTGTATCAATCCACCGCCCATTTATATAACTTAAATATTTTATTTCTTTAAGTTTTACACTTAAAGATTAATAAAATTATATTTATATTTATATTTATATTTATATTATATTTATCACTATGTCATCATTTAAAACTAAAAATAAAAAAAGAGACACATATGATAAACGTATTACACTTGAAGCAAAACATAATGAAATTATTGATTCTATCAATAAAGATAAAGTTGATATGGAATATATAATATCTAGAACAGCCGAAATAAATGATGAAATTGAAACCCTTAGTTTGAATAAAAAGGAAAATATTAACAAAATATTAATTTTAAAAGAGGAATTATTAGTAATCATTCAAAAAAAGAAAGAAATAAATAAAAATGAAATTGACTATTTTCTGGAAAACGGCACCTTACTTTTTAATTACTATGAAAATAAAGAAAAAACCGCCTCTGGAAATAACAAGGTAATTAATAATATAAAACATAGTATGGATATTACTAATAAATCCGTGATTGACTATTTTAGCTCAAGGGAAATTATGGAGGACCATTTAACTATTAATACGAAAGACCAAATCATTGACGAATATTTTTTCAACACCGAGGAGAATTATTTGAAAAAACAAACTAATGTGAATATTGATTTTTGTGAAAAATGTAAAATTGAAAAAACATTGTATTTATCTGAAGGAACTATTGTTTGTCAGTCGTGTGGCGAAGAGTCGTTTATATTAGTTGATAGTGATAAACCCAGTTATAAAGACCCACCACGCGAAATTACTTATTTTTCTTATAAACGAATCAATCATTTCAATGAATGTTTGGCACAATTTCAAGCGAAAGAAACCACCGATATTCCACAAGAAGTTTATGATAAAATTCTAGTGGAATTGAAAAAGGAACGCATTAACGATATGTCTAAATTAACACCTATTAAAATTCGCGAAATATTGAAAAAGTTAAAGAAAAATAAATATTACGAACACGTCCCTCATATTATTAATAAATTAAATGGAATATCACCACCAGTTATGACTCGCGAAACGGAAGAAATATTGCGCCGAATGTTCAAGGAAATACAATTGCCATTTCACAAGTTTTGTCCAAAAGAACGTAAGAATTTTTTGTCATATAGTTATGTTTTGCGAAAATTTGTAGAATTATTAGAACTGGATGAATACATCGAATGCTTTGCGCTTTTAAAAGACCGTGAAAAACTATCGGAACAAGATAGAATATGGAAGAATATTTGTTTTTTTTTAGAATGGGAGTTTATTCCGAGCGTTTAATCTCAATGGATGGGGTCATTGTATCCAAAATTACGAAAGTAATAGCGACAATCGACACAGTTACCATCATATCTTCTGTGTTTAATTTTTTAGTATTAAATAAAGATAAAAATGTTATTGATAATAGTATTAACACTTTTACTAATCTTCTTATAAATTCTCTTGGGTTAATCATTATAATTATAACATAAAATAAAATAACGGATTTATTATTATTATTATTATTAATTATTATTACGATGAATTTTAATTTATTTAAAGATAATTATGTTTATTACACTACACTATGACCGACACTAAAGAAGATTTTCTTGATAACGACACCGCCATTCTTGGACAAAATTATGTGTGTTTATCGTTTGTTTCCCCAGAAAAGTTTTTACAACAAAAAGAAATGTACATGTTTCACAAATATATGCTTGATAAATTTCGGGAATATAATGAACTTATTACCGTGTTGTCTAAAAAACACTTGAAGATGGATGAAGATGCTCTTGATAATATTAGTGAGGAAGATATGACAAATGATGTTAATAAAAAACTCGTTAGGGAACTTAGAGAACGAGCCAAATTGGAATTTAATTACGATTACAAACAATTTCAAACGAATTATAACGATTTCTTATATAGATCGGGGGATAGCTATACGGTTTCATTTGACAAGGAAAACGAATATAAAACATCAATGCGAGCCTTGAAAGTTCGCGGTGTTTACGAAACTTATAAAGAAGCAGAAATTCGAGCTAAATCATTACAGCGACGTGATCAGAATTTCCACGTATTTGTTGGGACTGTTGGGGCGTGGTTGCCTTGGGATCCCGAAGCCGATAAAATTCAAAGCGAAGAATACTTGAACGATGAACTTAATACTTTGGTTAGGGAATACAAGAAAAATCAAGTTCACAAGGATATGTTATACGAACAAGAAAAACAAGACCGACAAAAAGACAAGATGAAGAAAAAGATTGAAGAAGACGAACTGAAAAAACAGGAACTGGAAAACCAGAAACATATGGAATCTATTGAAGCAAATTTGGCAAATGATGACCCTTGGCTAAGCCGGAAAGCTCCGACTGAAACTTCCACTGAAACACCGACTGAAACTTCCACTGAAACACCGACTGAAACTTCCACTGAAACCCCCACTGAAACTTCCACTGAAAAATAAATTATTTTTTAATACTAATGAGAGTATTGGCTTTTTTTTTGATTTTATTTATTATTTATTACATAACTTATTTTGTTATGAAACAGAAGTTGGAAAATACCGAAAAAGAAACCAAAATAATTTTCAAGGAAGTACCAGATATATTAATAGACCATCAATACGAGTTTGATACGAAAGGTCTTATGGATAGTATGACCGTTGAGAATAATATGTGGAAAACGATCAACATAAATTAAATCCAACTTTTATTTTTATTCATATAATTTATATATGAAATCTTTAACACTAATATTATTTAGTTTAGCCATTGTATTTTTGACAATTGGATATATGGAATTAAAAATAAATGAAAAACAAAAACAAAAAATCATCGAATATCGCTTTATTCCAAGAAGTCTTCTGGAAGACCAAGTAAATCCAGTTAATTTGGAAACAAGTTTCGTTGATATGTTTAAACGACAAAATCCATTTTTATATCAAAATAGTGGTCTTGAAAACACCAATCTCCTCTAATTCGTTTTATTTACATTAATAGTTGGTCCACGACGTCGGTGGGAATTTGGGTCAAACGACTCATCCTCTTCCGAATCCGAATCCTTTTTATTTTGGTCTTGATATAACCAGAATTTTTGGTCACCGATTTTAAAATCTTCGTGGGGACTCGCCTTATACCAAAAGACTTGGTCTTCCAGTTTATTACTTTTGGCGTTATTGTTTATAACCAAACAATTATAATCTTCGGTACATTGGTCCATCACTTGAGAAAATATTTCAAATGATGGGAACATTCCAGCATAATTTTCATAAAGTCGTTTGCGATTAGAGACATAATTTTCTCGCAATATAAAGACATAATCTATATTAGTTCGTAAATTAGGAGTTATACCAAGCGCATATTGCATCGTTATTATAAATAAAGTTTTGTAATGTCGTCCATTCATAAAAAAAGCTCTTATGTTTTTATCTCGTAACCACGAATTATCGTATAGACAATCATCCAGTATTAAAAATGCCCACGGATTTATATTGGTTTTATTATACACAGCCTGTTCCCTTATCATTTTTTTAATTACTTTTTTTTGGCGAACCATCACATTATTTACAATCTGTGGTGTATATTCGTCATGTATAAATATCTCTGGTATCATATGGCCATAGAATTTATTGGCACCCTCAGTCCCAGATATAACAGTTCCAATAGGTAAATGTTTATGGTAGTATAATAGGTCTTTTACTAAAAAACTTTTACCAGTATCACGCTTGCCTATAAATACACAAACCTTATCAGACTTGATACTTTTAATATCAAACTTTTTTAGATTTAATTTCATATAATTTATACAGAATTTTATTTTTTTTTTTTATTGACGCGATTATAATCTAAAGATTATTCTAAATTTAATATTACTATCATTATCAGTATGGATAAAATAAACTTTATTGAATTGAAAGATGCGAATTTAACCAATCTTACCGAAAATTTAAAACACACTATTGGATTTCAGTCTATACAACTATTTAATCCAATTTATTTAAATTATGACAATTTTGAAGATATTGGGAATACCACCTTAAAAAGTAAATTTTTAATCAAAAATATATTGGGCAATAGCAATAACTTAGAAAAAGACGATAATAATGCGTATGTTAAAACAGTTGTTAAAGCGGAAATTATAAACCAACATACGTCTCAAATCCATACCAATGACTTATTTTGTAAATATGCTCCACTTATTGATGCCGTGGATGAAGCTCTTAAAAATAGGTCCGAGTGTATAGACCCACTATTACCTAGTTTATATTATAATAATATCAACCATAAAATAAATAATTTTCAAAATGCGGCGTACATCGACGCCTTCTTTACATTCTTGGGAAGTAAACTGACAGAAAGTGGAAAATGTCCAACATTCCCATTATTTTATGGAACGTTTTCAGGCGTTAAACAAAATTATTATTATGATTTGTCAGAGGATTATAGTCAAATCCGATTCCAAAATCAATTTCAGGCAAATTTAAATACGAATCAATTTGAACTAAAAATTAAAAATGTTAATCATGATGATAATGGGCACATACCAATCACAGAAGAAATGACACTAATTGATAATTTTGAGTTTAACAGTTTAGACGATATTATAGATGACGAATTAATAGAGAATACATCACACGAAAGCGATACGAGTAATCCAATCGGAGCTATTGATATAGATGACGCCTATAAATTTGAAAATATTATAAATGGTACCGAAGATACAATTAAATATATTAACATTCCAAATTTTCCAGTTCAAGCAATATTTTTAGAAAAATTGGAACAGACTCTGGAAGATTTAATGAATGATGGCGATTATACGATCTCAACCGATGAATGGAAATCTATTTTATTTCAAATATGTTTCGGATTATCGGTGGCACAAAAACGATTTAATTTTGTTCATAATGACCTCCATTGTGAAAATATTATGTTTCAAAAAACCGAGTTAGAATATTTGTATTTTGAATTTAAAAATAATAAATATAAAATCCCCACATTTGGAAAAGTGGTCAAAATTATTGACTTTGGAAGAGCCACATTTTATCATAATAATACTATATATTTTAGTGATCAATTCGATGAAGACGGTGATGCCGAAGAACAATACGATTATCCTACAGACAATTCTTTCAAGGGGTGTAAAATTAAACCCAATTATAGTTTTGATTTAGCACGATTGACATCCACTATTATTCATACATTTGAAAATGATAGCGAACTATACAAATTAGTAAAAACATGGATTACCGATAAACACGGCTACTTTTTAATGAATGATCCAGACGATTTTGATTTATATATAAATATTGCACGAAATATGAGAAATGCCGTCCCGAAAAAACAGCTCACAAAACCAATATTCAAGCAATTTATTGTACCGAATACACCAAAAACTACATTTGTATATAAATATTAATATTAATATTAATATTATTCATTTAACATTTTCATAATTTTTTTAAATTTATTCAATTCTTCTAAATTTTTATTATATTTAATCGGATTTGGGCACATATACGAACAAATGTGTTTACATTCTTTATCGTCTTTCCCACTTTTTTTACACTTTTCCTTACAATCATTTTCATATTCGGTTCCTATATCGCCTTTCTCTTTATCTTCATCTTCTTCGTCTTTATCTTCTTTATCGTTATCTTCGTCTTTATCTTCTTTATCGTTATCTTCGTCTTTATCTTCTTTATCGTTATCTTCGTCTTTATCTTTA